AATAGAACAAAAATGACCCCCCCCTCTACGATTTTGGCCCCCCGTCCTGGACCAGGTCAAGACACACACGGACGCCAAAATTTGGCGAGAGAAAACCAAATAGGATAACATAAGAAAATCAGGAGTTGAACATGGCAGGAAGACCAAAACGTCGCCAGGCATTAGAGAAAATCGAAACCCGTGGTGGGGCAGATTATCTGCAAGATTTTCTCATGTCTGGCGGCACCATAAGCAGCTTGGCAAAAGATCTTGATCTCAACCGAGGCTACCTTCACCGGCTGCTCATCAATCACGACGAGTACAGCAAAGCGATTGAAGCGATACGCGAAAAAGCGGCGGACGCACACGCGGAGATGGGCTTTCAAATTTTTGAAAATTTGAGCAAAGAGCGGCAAATGGAACGCGACCTGGCAGAAGAAGGATCCAGGACAAAGGAGCTCAACCAGGTTGACGTTGCGATTGCCAGGGAGAAGGCTGGCCAGCATCGATTTGTTGCTCAAGCCTGGAACCAGGCAAGGTACGGAACAAAGGCCGGCCAGACGGAGGTCACGATCTCCCTGGGCGACATGCACCTGGATGCTTTGCGAAAAATGAAAACTGTTCCGGACGCCACGAAGGTTATCGAAAATGACGACTAAAAATTTTATGGAAGAGTTTGTCGAGACGTATCAAAACGATCCGGTGCGGTTTGTCCAGGAGATCCTTGGAGTTGAGCCATTTGACTACCAGGCGGAATTTTTGCGAGAGGTTGCCTCCCCTACTAGACGCCTCAGTGTCCGCTCGGGTCACGGCAGTGGCAAGAGCACAACGGCGGCCTGGTCAATGCTATGGTTTTTGATGCTCAAATTTCCCTGCAAGGTCGTTGTGACGGCCCCTACTAGCTCGCAGCTATTCGACGCGATGTTTGCTGAGCTAAAGCGTTGGATAGGAGAATTGCCCAGGGAGCTCCAGGAGCTGCTCAACGTGAAATCTGATCGTGTAGAGCTTGTAGCGGCGCCGAGTGAAGCGTTTATCTCTTGCCGGACGGCGAGAGCTGAGAATGCCGGAGAGGCACTAGCAGGAGTGCACTCCGACAATGTGCTTTTGGTCATTGATGAGGCATCAGGAGTTCCGGAGGTCGTATTTGAGGCCAGCGCAGGATCTATGTCATCCGTTAACGCAACGACGTTGATGCTGTCGAACCCTACCCGTTCGAGTGGTACGTTTTTTGAGAGCCACAACCGAATGCGTAAGAGCTGGTGGACCAGGACGTGGAGCTGCCAGGACAGCCCGTTAGTCGCCCAGGAGTTTATCGACGAGATGCGCGATCGTTACGGCGAGAATTCCAGCGCGTTTAGGGTGCGCGTGATGGGTGAATTTCCACTGGCCGACGACGACACGATAATTCCGTTTCATTTGGTCGAGGCAGCGCAGCATCGTGACATCGAGGAGAGCCCTGAGACGCCTATGGTCTGGGCATTGGACGTGGCCAGGTATGGAGGGGATAGAACGGCTCTGTGCAAGCGTAGAGGCTCCGTAGTGACTGAGATGCGCTCCTGGGGCGGCTTGGACCTTATGCAGACAGTTGGCCGTGTGAAGGCTGAGTATGACGCCCTGGAGCCGTTTGAGCAGGATAGCTTAGAAATAATGATCGACAGTATTGGCCAGGGGGCCGGATGTTATGACAGGCTTAATGAACTTGGGGTGCCGGTTCGCGCTATCAACGTGAGCGAAAGTCCGTCCATGAAGGAAACCTATTTAAATTTACGCGCAGAGCTTTGGTTTAAGACAAAAGCCTGGTTAGAAAACCGGTCGTGTAAGATCCCGAAGAATAGTCAGCTTTTGTCGGAGCTGACCTCGTTGCGTTATACGTTTACCAGCTCCGGAAAAATAAAAGCGGAAAGTAAACAGGATTTAAAGAAACGCGGATTTAATTCGCCGGATCTCGCGGATAGCCTGGCGCTTACTTTTTCCGGTGAAGGCGCGACGGCTATGTCTGGCGCGTTTAATCGGTTTCGCGGCGAGCTCCGCCGCAACATCCAGGGCATCGCATAGAATTTAGGTATTTTAGCCTGGCTCATGTTAATTTGATCGCAAGATTAACTTGGGGTTTTTTATGTCGCTCTATAGGAACATCGCGAAGAAGAGAGCCAGGATAAAAGCCGGTTCTGGAGAACGGATGAAGCGCAAAGGTGAAAAGGGCCGTCCTTCCGACGCCCAATTCAAACGCGCTGCCAAAACGGCGAAAAAGAAACCCACCAAAAAGAAAACTAAGAGGAGAGCGTAATGCCAAAAGGTAAAGGCACCTATGGGTCAAAACGCGGTCGGCCACCGAAGAAAAAGTAATGCCGGCAAAAAGAAAAAAAGTACCGGCCAGCAAAAAGTATGCTGACGGCACAACGTACAAGGATAGCAAAGGGAAAACGCACCGGCGTATTTCTCGACCTGGTACGAAACGCGGAGATAATTATTGCGCTAGGACTGTTAGTCAGAAGCGCACACCGAAAGTTAAGGTTCGCCGTAAAGCCTGGGGGTGTAGCGGCAAAAAAAGTGTGAGGCGGTAAGTGGCATATCTAAAACAAGGCCAAGAAGCATTATTAAGTTTGTTCGGCAAACCGCCAGGCTCTAAGCCTGAGTATAAGGGTGCCGGACCTAATCGTAATGAATTTTCGCTTATGCGATATAAGCCGGCAAAATTAACGCCCAGGCTTGAGAAATCTTTAGCTGCTTTGCGCGATCCAAATAATCAAATGCGTAAAACAATGTTAGAAAACATTTCCGCCGGCCTGGATGTTGGCGAAGATTGGTATAACACCGAGGAGCTTCTTGACTGGTTTGTAACTGGTTACGGCCCTGATGAAGGCTTGCGGCAGTGGCACGAATTCCTGGATCTTGTAGGAGCTGCCTCACCAGGTTCTAAAGTACCGCCAAATATTGGCAACGCTTCAGCTATCCGCGAGCGCATGTATAACCAGACAGTGCCTCGTAACAGCAACATGAGCTCCGGCCAAAAGTACATGAGCGATCTAGCTGACGTCGAAAATATAGCTGACGGTCGAGCTTTGGCCAAAACCAGAAAAAAAGGCTACGGTCATAAGACCGGCGGATTGCAGGAGCTAATCGTTGCGCGTCAAAATCAGGGCGCTTGGTCTGGCTTAGCCGAGCCAGGTGTTGCGCCGTCAAAAGGTAGTTTTACAGAAAATCCAAAACCTAAAGGCTTTACCGCGTCGCTAAAAGGCAGCGAGAAAAACATCGCGGCAGATCTGCATTTTACCAGGTACTTTGGCATGGCATCGATGGATCCGAATTGGCTTGCTACTGGCGGTACAGAAGTCGGCAAAGAATTTATGGAAAATTTAATTGCCAAGTATCCTAAGTCTAAAAAATATTTTAAGAAACATGCCAGCGGCAACCCTGGATTTAATCCAAAAAAAGCCGTGAAAGACGGCGTCATTCCTATTCAAGAAATGATGGATAATCCGATTGTTTGGGCTCAAAAACCCAATACTGCCGAATATGGCCATATGGAGGACTTTATGTTCGAGCTTGGCCAGCAATTGGGTCTAACTGGTCCGCAAACGCAAGCAGCTCTTTGGATGGGCGCGTCAAAGAAAACCGGAGTAGACCCAAGCAGCTTAACCACGTTTATGGGCGCTATGCGTGATAGAGCGGCGACGACGGCTGCCAAACGCGGCACGACAATGGATCAGGTGCTATTTGATTTTATTATGAATAAACGAGCTATGTCCCTCCCCTTTGCCGGTGGTGGTGTTATGGGTGCGTTATCAATGCAGGATCCACAACCAGGCACACCTGAGAGCCCTCTTTATTACAACATGAGGGCGCAATGAGTGAATTAGAAAACAACCTAAAAGCTAAAATCGCCAACTTGCAGGAGCAAAAAATACGTCGCCAATACGACAACACTATGGGCGTTGCCGGCGAAGCTTTTGAGATGAAAACACCGCGAGAGCCAAACATGGAATTGTCCGGTCGTAACCGAGGCCGAGGCGTAGCGCCTGGCTATAAATATTCCCAGGACGAGCTCCAGGCGGCAATGGATGCCAGCAATACGGAGAACATGATAGGTTATAGTATTTTTGACGAAGTCTTGCGTAGGACTGGCAACCCACGATTAGCCACCCAAGCAATGAATGCGGCAGCGTTTATGCCAGGCGTTGGCACTGCAATGGGCGCGGAAGACGCTTACGACGCTGCCAGGAATATACCTGACGCTTACGCTATGAACGGCATCCCTGGTGTTTTAGGCCAAGTTGGTCAAGTCGCCGTGGGCGCTGGCGATGCTGCGTTATCTTTGGCTCCTTTTGCAAAACCGGTTGTTAAGGGAGTTGCTACGGGAGCTGCTAATGTTGCCAGGCCGGTATTTAAGGAGCTGGAGCAATATTTTAGACGTGAGGGCAAAATGCAATGAGCCTATCAAATTTTACCGAGCTAAAAACAGAAATAGCAAATTTTTTAAATCGTGACGATTTAACAAACGTCATACCTACTTTTATTCGTTTAGCAGAAGCAAAAATGAATAGAGATATTAGGCACTGGAGAATGGAAACCCGTAAAACTGCATTGTTAGATAATCAGTTTACAGCTTTACCAATTGATTTTCTTTCGCCAGTTAGAATGACTTTAAATACGGCGGAGACTAAAGTTTTAGAATTAGCCGGCACAAATGAAATATCTAAGTTAAGAGCAGAAGCTGGTAACGCTACTGGGGAACCGGCATACTACGCGATGATCGATGGCTCGATAGAGGTGTTTCCGTCTCCCGACGCGGACTACACAATAGAGATGCTTTATTATGAAGCTATAGAGGGTTTAAGCAATAGCATAACAACAAATTGGATCCTGACTTATTATCCGGATGTTTACTTGTATGCTTCGCTTTTACAATCCGCTCCATATCTTATGGAGGACAATCGGATCCCAGTTTGGGGGGCGTACTACACGTCTGCCCTGGAAACTTTAAACCAAGAAAACGAGTTAGCGAAAACTGGCGGTTCTGGCCGTCGAATGAAAATAAGGAGCTATTAAATGGCAAGTTTTACTAAAGTAAATGACTTCGTGGTCAACCTGGCTAATGCAATGGACATGAACGCTGACACGTTCAAAATTGCTTTGTGCGCTACTGATCCAACATCAGGAACAAGTATAGCCACAGACGGAAACGGTGTTTTAGCAAACACAACGCAGATCAGCTATACCAATTTATCTGACAGAACATTAGCAAACGTAACGAGCACACAAACAGGCGGTACTTATAAATTGTCCGCTGACGATAAAGTCTTGACAGCTTCTGGCGGTTCAGTGGCAGCTTTTAGATACGTTATAGTTTATAACGATACGCCAACATCTCCTGCCGATCCAATTGTCGGATATTACGATTATGGATCAGCTCTCACGCTAAACGACGGTGATACCTTCACTATCGATATTGGAGCAAACGGTATCTTAACGCTGACATAGTAGGAGCTCGGCATGGCAAAACTATTCAATAGGGCAAAAATGGGAACCTCCAGTACGGGGGCTGGAACCATAACCCTGGGCAGTGCCGAAACCGGCTTCCAATCTTTCGCTGATGCAGGAGTAGCTAATGGCGATGTTGTCCAATATCTGATAGAAGAAGGAAGTAGCTGGGAGCTAGGCCAGGGCCAATATGCTTCTAGTGGGACTACCCTTACACGTTCCCCATCCGAAAGTAGCGGTGGCGGTAGTGCGCTATCTCTTAGCGGCAGCGCAAAAGTTTCCATTACTGTAATAGCTGATGACTTTAAAAGGCTACAATTAGCAGGGGCAACAAAAGCAGAAGCTATTTCCGGCGGTTTAGATGTTACCGGTAATATTACTGTTTCCGGTTCAGTAGACGGAAGAGATCTTGCCACTGACGGAACTAAATTGGACGGCATCGAGGCAAGCGCCACGGCTGACCAAACTGCGGCTGAAATAAGAACGCTTGTGGAAAGTGCTACTGATAGCAATGTGTTTACTGATGCTGACCACACTAAGCTCAATGGAATTGAGGCTTCAGCAACTGCTGATCAAACAAAATCTGATATTGATGCGCTAAATATAAATGCTGACCAAGTAGATGGGCTAGAAGCATCTCAGTTTCTCAGAAGTGATGCAACCGACAGCACATCAGGTGTTATTTCATTTGGTGGTGGAACTGGTGCAGTAACAATTTCTGGTTCAACAGGCGATATCAGGTCAAGTTCAAATACATGGTCTGGTGAAAGTCATGGTAAACTGCAATATCATTCTAACTCTTGGTATATGCAATATTATACAGCTTTCTATCATAGAGATAGTGGCGGCTCTAACAGAATGACATTGGACGGCAGTGGTAACGTAACATTTTCTGGTAACGTTACAGCCTACTCAGATGAGCGGCTTAAAAAAGATATTGTTACTATTGATAATCCTATTGATAAAATCAAAGCGATGCGTGGTGTTTATTACACTGAAATAGAAACAGACCGCCCTCGAACTGGTGTAATTGCTCAAGAACTTGAAAAAGTTTTGCCAGAAGTGGTTAAGGATATTGAAGATACAAACCCAACAACAGGCGAAACAACAAGCACTAAAGCAGTAGATTACGGAAATATAGTTGGCTTGCTAATCGAAGCAATTAAAGAACAGCAAGATGAAATAGAACGGCTTAGAGCTATACTTGAGGGTTAAATATGACGTTACAAAGCAGTGGAGCAATATCACTAGCCAACATTGCATCTGAATTTGGAGGGTCAACGCCTCACTCACTTAGCGAATATTATGGCGTAGCAGGAGGAGTACCTTCAAGCGGCACAATAAGTATGAGCCAGTTTTATGGCACTAGCTCCCCTGCATATGTTTACGCTACTGGTGGAAGTGTGTCACAAAGCGGCAATTATAGAACTCATTATTTTTATAGCTCTGGTAGTTTTTGGATCCAAAACTCAGGAAATTCTGGCGGCTCTAACACTGTTACATATTTAATTATTGCAGGGGGCGGCGGCGGAACTGGTGTTGGTGGTGGAGGCGCAGGGGGATATAGATACGGCTCAACAGGGACTGTTGGAACAGGGACATATACAGTTACAGTTGGTGGTGGAGGCGCAGGGCGATATTCTAACTACAATACAACAACAGGTGGAAGCGGCGGTAATAGTTCATTTTATGGCTATACATCAACTGGCGGCGGCGGTGGAGCAGCAACCGAAAACTGGGGAGCAACGCCAGGAAGTGGCGGCTCTGGAGGCGGTGCAGGCATGGATACTGGTGCAAACCTGACCTACTCAGGAGGAAGCGGAATAAGTGGGCAAGGCCACAACGGAGGCACTGGACGTAGACTAGCAGGAGGCGGCGGCGGTGGAGCTGGCGCTACGGGTCAAAACGGTCACGCAAGAGGAACTCATTTGGGCGGTAACGGTGGAACTGGCTCTTATCATTTTGGCGCTTACAGAGGCGGAGGCGGTGGAGGCGTTACTTGGTCTTACAATGCCCCAAGCCCTGCCAGTGGTGGAACTGGGGGCGGTGGCGCAGGTGGTGCAATTAATACAACCCAAGTGGGCCCAGGTGCATCAAACACGGGCGGTGGCGGTGGTTCGGCTTGGACAAATGGCGGCTCAAAAAATGGCGGCTCTGGCATTGTCATCATCCAATATAGGTTTCAATAGATGGCTCACTTTGCAAAATTGGACGGAAATGAAGTCACTGACATTGTTGTGGTAGATGATAACGACATTGTAGGCGCAGACGGAAATGAAAGCGAAGCTGTTGGCATTGTTTTTTTAAAAGATATGTTTGGTCAAGATACGGTCTGGAAGCAAACAAGTTGGAATTATAATTTTAGAAAAAACTACGCGATGATAGGTGGCACTTATGATGCAGATAAAGATGCGTTTATTGCTATAAAACCTTTTCCATCTTGGTCTTTAAACGAAGAAACTTGCAAGTGGGCAGCGCCAGTTCCAATGCCAGACAACGCCTTAGTTTATTGGGATGAGGATAATCAAAAATGGGTGGAGTTTGAGATATTAGAAGGTGAGCCAGATTTAGGAGAAAAACCGTAAATGCTAGGCTTTTCCCCCATAGGCTCTACAGCGCTAGGCGCACCAACGGCTAACGAAGCGCACACAATGCAAGTGACAAGCGGCACGTTTACGCTTTCGATGCAAGGTGCAGCCAAGCTTATTACTGACGTATTTCCAAATGGAACATTTACGCTTAGTGGACAATCTGTTGGCTTGAGTGCAGGGCGTCCATCTAATTTTACCGCAGGGTCATTTACTCTAACTGGTCACAATGTTGATTTAGATTATGGCTTTGGCATTATAGCTAATAACGGAACGTTTAACTTAACAGGCCAAAATATAGTTTTTGATACTGGCTTTGGCATGGTTTTAACTAACGGATCTTTTGCGCTTGCTGGTCAAAGTGTAGATCTTAAAAAAGCTATGAACATGTCGGCGGAAACAGGTACTTTTGTGCTGACTGGCCAGGATGCATTAAAAGGTGTTGGCGAAGCTTTTGCCCCTGGCACTTTTACTTATACCGGACACGCGGCGACACTTTTTGTCGGAAGATTTTTACGACCAGTAACTGGTGAATTTACTTACAGCTATCAACCATTTGAAATTAGGGGCTGGTTAACACCTTTTGTTCCCCAGGAAATTTGGACGGAAGTGACGTAGCATGGTATTTTTAATTAACGCAAAAACGTTTTTTTTAGATTGGAAAAAATATGGCTATTAGCATAACTAAGCCCACGATCGGGGGTAGCGAGGGGACCTGGGGGTCCCAGATCAATTTATGCCTCGATACAATAGTTAACGCTGCAAACGGCACGTCGGGCACGTTAGCACCAAATTTGACCACTGTAACAATAAACGGTGTTTCCAGTAGCGTAACAGCTCCAGAGCTAGATTTATTAAGCAGTTTAAATACTTCTGGTAGCGTTGTTCAGAGTTTTGTCATTGAGGATGGCGACGGTACAGAGGTTTCTGTAACTGACGGAAAAGAAATTAAATTTGTTGAGGGTGGCGGCATTGATATTAACTGGACTGACACTTCTGACGGAACAGATGCAGATCCCTATGATTTAACTTTTACTCTCAATACAGACATGCGTTCTAGCAGTAATACGGATGTATATACCGGCAATTCAAACGATTATATCCATTATGATACTGACGTAGGTATGCGTTTTTATACGGCTGGCGCAGAGGATATGCGGCTGACTGACGGCGGTGATTTGCACGTTGACGCAAACATTATTGGTTACTCCACAACAATTTCAGATCAGCGCTTGAAGCACGACATCAATAAAATAGACAACGCATTAGACAAAGTAATGCAAATAAATGGTTATACGTTTACTTATAATGACGATGGCAAGCACAGTGCCGGAGTAATAGCACAAGAAATAGAAAATGTTTTGCCAAGCGCAGTAGAAAGCAAAAAGTTAGCTTTTACTGGTCAGGAAGGCGTTGAATATAAAACTGTTCAATATGATCAGCTTACTGGACTGTTAATCGAAGCAATAAAAGATTTAAAAGCAGAAATAGAGGAACTTAAAAATGCCTCTGCCAGGTAGCGGCCAGATAACAATAAACCAAATCCACGTTGAAGCTGGTGGCGGCAGCGGATCCCAAGCCGCAATAAACGATGCTGACATTCGTGATATGATTGCAAAGGGTTCTGGCGCTCAAAATGCTTTTAACGAGTATTATGGGGTTTCAGCTACTGCACCTGTCGCAACCTACAAAGGGCGCACACTAACAACTGGCAATGGCTTCCCAACTGGTAACGTTACTCTAAGTTCTGGTTCAAAGTTGGTTGTTGTTACCTGTCAACTTGCTGGGGGTGGAAACACATATGTAAATGTGGGCGGTGTTAGCGCAACGCTTGCCGCAAAAATGGACACAGCGCCAACCGGTGGTGTTTGGGCGGCAGGACTTACATCGGCAGTTTATTATTTGGTCACATCTGCTTCTGGTTCTACGCAAATTACTGGGAATGGCGGCAGCGGAAGATCGGTCACCCATGTATGGGAAATAACTGGATACAATAGCTCCACACCTACAGCGACAGCTACAGCGCAAAATACCGACAATACAAGCTTTTCAAAAACCATTTCACTTTCAACTCAGTATAATGGCGTGACTATTGGCTCTGGAATAACGGAAGATACTAACCCTGCCGCATCAGTTACAGTGAGCAATTCTGACACGATACAACAAGTTGATTTAGAAAGTGCCACAAATCATTTTTGCTGGGATGACGAGGGAACTGCATCAGGCACAACAAATTATAACTGTGTTCAAAATAACCCTGCTAGTAATATTGTTTCGGGGTCAGCAATTATGCAATTATCTGCCGCGCATTGGAAATAATATGCCTTTAATACCGATTGATTTAAAAGCAGGGTTTTACAGAAACGGCACTGAATTTGATGCATCGAACAGGTGGCGTGACGGAAGCTTAGTCAGGTGGCGAGATGGATCCTTACGTCCTATTGGCGGCTGGCAATCTTTTAAGTATGGATTTTGTACAAACCCAATAAGAGGCGCTCACGCCTGGGAAAGCAATAACGGCACAAGTTATTTTGCGGCTGGCAGCTATAACGAATTAACTGCAATGACAGGATCCGGAACAACCTACGACATAACTCCGTCATCGATGGCTACTGGCCGTGAAGATGCAGGGCTTAATCTAGGGTATGGCGGTGGTTTTTACGGAACTGGCTATTTTGGCACACAAAGACCGTCTACTGGTACTTATTCTGAGGCGACGTCCTGGTCACTTGATAACTTCGGGGAAACGCTCTGTGGGGTTCACTCAGCAACCGGAAATTTAGTCCAATGGAGCCTGGGATCTTCTAGCGTCGCCGCCGTTGTTGCCGGAGCTCCGACAAACAACCTAGGCTTAGTCGTTACCGAAGAACGGTTCGTTTTTTGCCTGGGCGCTGGTGGAAATCCGCGTAAAGTGCAGTGGAGTGACAAGGAAGACCTGAGTACCTGGGTGGCGGCAGCGACTAACGAAGCTGGTGATATTTTGCTGCAAACGTCAGGCCAAATTATGCAGGGCCTCAGAACCAAAGGCCAGACAATAATCATTACAGATACAGACTGTCACGCTATGCGTTATATAGGTTTGCCGTATGTCTACTCTACGTCGAGGGTTGGCACATCATGCGGAGCAGTTTCGCGTATGTCGGCTGTAGACACTGACATGGGCGCTTTTTGGATGGGGCAAAAAGGATTTTTTACTTTTGACGGTAACTCCGTAAGAGAATTGCCTTGCGAGGTTCACGACTACGTTTTTGACGATATAAACGTAAACCAACAATCAAAAATTTGGGCGTTTAGCAATACAGAATTTAGTGAGGTCTGGTGGTTTTACCCGTCCGCAAATAGTTTAGAAATTGATAGATACGTTGCTTTTGATTTGCTGGAAAATCACTGGCTTATCGGAAATCTATCCAGGACTGGTGGAGTTTCCAGGGGTATTTTTAGAACGCCTATTATGGGTGGTGAAAATGCTGAGACAATTACATATGACGTAACTGTGGCAGCAAGCGGCGGCGGCAATAAATATTTTATATCAGATCACTCTGGAGCAGCTCCTACACTTACCCTTAGAAAGGGTAATACTTATCGATTTAGCCAGGCAGACAATTCCAATATCAATCATCCGTTTCTGTTTTCTACAACGTCAAACGGTACTCATGGCGGTGGTTCAGTTTATTCAACAAACGTAACAACAACAGGCTCGCCAGGATCTACTCCTAGCTACACTGAAATAACCGTTACAGATAGCACACCTTCTACCTTGTATTTTTATTGCGGAAACCACTCAGGCATGGGCGGAACTGTAAATGTGATTGAGCCCGTGACAATTTTTAACCACGAACAGGGTCTGAATTATGATGCAGGATCTGTATTTTGCGAAACCGGACCGATATCAATTTCTAACGGAGACGTAATTTCAAAAATTACTTCAGTAATTCCAGATGAAAAAACCCAGGGCGACGTTGATCTAAAATTCAAAACCAGATTTTACCCAAATGACACCGAGACGACGCACGGGCCATACAACCCAAGCAATCCAACGTCATTAAGATTTACTGGTAGACAAATGAGAATGAGAGTTGAGGGCGATCGAGCAGCCAAATGGCGCGTCGGAACAATGCGTCTAGAAACAAAAGCTGGAGGGCGTAGGTAATGCCAGTCACGCCGCCGGTTATAGGATCAGATATTCGTCAATGGGGCCGAGAGCTTAACCTTTTTTTACAACGTAATTTAGGTAAGTTATTTTTTAAATCGAGCGGAGATATTCCTGCCGATAATGGCATTTTTCTTTGGGATGACACAAAAGGATATCCAGTCGTTTCAGCTAGTGGCGCTTTTCGCCAGGTTGCAACAAAACAGGCAACACCATCATCGAGCACTGGAGCAGCCGGCAACAAAGCTGGGATGATAGCTTGGGATGCCAATTACATTTATGTCTGCACGGCAGATCACGACGGAAGCACAGCAATATGGAAGAGAGTAGCGCTATCAACTTTTTAGGCACCCAGGAATTCGAGCGGTGCAAACCTTACATCGAGGCGGCCCTGGAATACACTGGCGGCACCCACGATATAATTGATATTTACGAGGGCCTTTACAAAGGAACGATGCAATTGTGGCCGGCAGAAAAAAGCTGCTTGGTTACCGAAATAATAAATTATCCAAAAATGAAAGTGTTAAATATTTTTCTTGGAGGCGGCGATCTCACAGAAATTTTAAGCATGCATGAAGACGTGGTAAGGTGGGCAAAAGACCAAAATTGTACCGCACTCAACATGACTGGACGATTTGGATGGAAAAAACCGTTAGCGAGGCATGGGTGGAAACCTATGCATTCATCATACGTTAAGGAGATTTAAAAATGGGTAAAGGCGGTTCAACTACTTCTCAAGAGATACCTTATTGGCTTGAGGATGCAGCGCGACGAAATTTAAACCAGGCTGACAGAATAAGTCGCATTGGAGCTGTTCCCATGTCATACGGGCCAACCGTTGCTGCTTTTACGCCTATGCAAAATTCAAGTTTTTTAAATACGGCCAACGCGGCTAGTGCTTTTGGCCTGGATGCACCAACTGGAACGGATATAACCGGCGGACTGCCAACTCCTACAAATTATGGCGGCGTAACTGGTTACAGCGCAAAACCTGTTTTTGACGCAATCACCGGTGAATTTAGAGAAGATCGCCCAGGACAGGCATCTTATATTGATAGCTTTTTTATTAATCCGTTTACGGGAACGACTGGCATTAACGCTGGAAATGTCAGCGGTATTGGCTACCAAAACACGACGCCAGTTGGAATGAATGGTCAGCCTATCATGGGCGGCAGTAACAGCGGTGGAGTTGGCCAAGAAAGGGCTGACTTTATGGCGGACCATATGGCCCGACAAAAAATGAATTATGCTAAAGCAGCTCAAGACGCTGGAGACAATATTTTAAATTATGGGCAAGATGACAGAGGCGGCGTCTATGCCATTGGTTACGGTGGAAATACTATTTCTCCTGCAAAAGCTGATGAAATAGGACTAACTATAAAAAACAAAAATCCGTTTGATATGACTTTTGGTGAACACGTTGGCCAAATAAGAAGCGACGTCTCTAACATGAAAGATCAGGTTGTGGACGATGTTAAGGGCGTGGCCAAAGACGGCACCGTTATGTGCTCCGCTTATTGTAAAATGGGATACTTACCGAAAGAAATTTGGAAACTGGATCGTCGCTACGGCGTAAAGGTTTTAAGAGAGGACCCTGCCCTTATCCAGGGTTATCACTTGTGGGGGATCCCGACCGCAAATTACATACAGAAAAACACTTTGCTTGCTAAAACTCTTAGGTCGGTAATGTGGCCAATTGTTAAAGCCTGGGCCGAAGAAATGGCGCACTGCATGCAACCAGAAAAATACAAACCTAATTATGTCGGGAAAACGATTAAGCTTGTAGGCGAACCGTTCAGTCGTTTAGTAGGAAAAATTTATAAGTACCAGATACGTTTATCGCGCAAAGCGAAGGAGATATAAAATGGCAGGGCAAGGCGGAAAAGGCGGTGGTCAGGCGCAACAACCAACAAACGTAAACCAGGCGGCAGCTCAAGGCTTGGGCGGTGCAATGGATTTTACTAACCAGGCGATGGGCGGTCCGCTTAACGTCGGAGCGTTCAATAACCCGTATCAACAGCAAGTCATCGACAACACAGCTCAAGACATTGAGCGTCAAAGGCAAATGGCCATAAACAACCTGGGGGCTCAAGCCCAGGGAGCCGGCGCATACGGCGGATCCAGGCAAGGCGTGGCCGAGGGTGTGACCAACGCGGAATTCGGTCGCATGGCGGCGAACCAGTTAGGCAACATGAGAATGCAGGGTTACAACACGTCTATGGCAAACGCTATGGCGGATCGTTCAGCTCGCCTGGGCGCTGCTAGTCAGCTTGGTGGCATGGCTAACCAGGCATTTAATACTGGCAGAGTTTTAAACCAGGATATGGCGCAGCAAGGATTGCTCCAGCAAAGCTTACAACAGGCGCTTATAGACGCCGCCAGGAACGATTTTGCTAATTATGCACAATCACCCATGAACAGCTTAAACGTGCCCCTGGCGGCTCTTGGAGCGTCTCCGAAACCGTATGGAACGACTAACACACAAAACCCAGGACTTTTGGGAACGTTAGGAGCTCTTAAATACATTATGGGTCCACAAGCAGCGGCGATACCGGTCGGCTAATGGATATAGCCTCCGGCATATACTCTACGGCCAAAGCGCTTGGCATTAATCCGATCGATCTTGCGACGGCGATTAGTTATGAGACTAGTGGAACATTTGATCCATTATCTCAAGGCTTGGAAACGCAATATGGTCAGCATCGAGGATTTATTCAATTTGGAGAGCCCCAGGCAAATCAGTACGGCGTAAGTTTTGAAACACGTCCGCAAGCTATTTCCACGCAGCTCGGTCCTGGCGCCGGAATATATCAATATTTGAAAGCAGTCGGAATTCAGCCTGGGATGGGATTAAAGCAAATATACTCAGCGATTAATACTGGCGGTGTAAATAATTTTGACATGACTGACGAGCGAGCTGGGGGCATGCCTGGCACTGTCGCTGAAAAAGTTGCCGGCATGGGCGACCACAGAAAAAACGCGCAAAAATTTATGGAGCTTGCAATGCAAAACCAACCGTTGAACGCATCCCCTTTGTTGGGCCCACAAAACAGCCAAATGCCAGGCAATCAGCAATCTTCGGGAATGGACAAAAACCCTTTATTTAGCATGTTGGGCAAAACTGTCGGCGGTGGGTTTAGCAAACTAAAAGACGCGGTGACAGGCAAGGATGCAGACGCTTCTGACCGCCTGGCAATTGCTCTTATGTCGTTGAGCGGAAATCCTCAACAGTTACAGCCTATGATGGCTATGGCTGCCCAGGACATTAAAGATCGTAAAACTAAGCGTATGACTAACCAAAGCTTGGAATACATAAGATCAGTCGATCCGGAGCTGGCTAAGCTAGTTGAGCAAAATCCAGCATTGTTGCAGCAAGTTCTTTCCCAAGTAACCGCAAAACAGCTCAGAGGTAAAACAACCATTATGAGTGCGGATAAAATTAAAGAACAATTTGGTCAAATTGTTCCGCTAGGAACATACGAAGTCACAGTAGGCAGAGATAATCAGCCTACAGATATAAGCCCAATAAATCCTAACGTAACGGACGCAGCCGGTGAAATTAGAACAAAACTAGCACTACAAACCAGTAACGAATACGGCAAAAACTACGTCAACATGAAGAGCAAGCAAGCTAGACTTGGTATTTTAGACAGTCTTCTTGGCAGTATTGAGGGTGGAACAGGTTTTCAAGCCGGCCTTGCACAATTTATGTTTGAAAATTTTCGTATAGATTATAGGGATGAAAACGCCGCCGCCGCCGGTGCTCTTATAAATGCTATGGTTCCTGAAATGCGCCCACCAGGATCCGGTCCAATGTCAGACGCAGATTTGAATTTGTTTAAAGCGTCAGCTCCATCTATCGCAGCTAAACCTGGCGGAAACCAACTTATAATTAAGACGATGCAAGCACTAGCAAATTATGAATTAAAATTTGCTGAGATACACAAAAAATTTGCGAGCGGTTTAATTAAAACTATTCCAGAGCGTGACCGACAAATTTTTGCGTTAGCAGATCCAATGGAAGGCGTAATCGATTGGATGGTCGAAAACGGAGTGATCGAGGAAAGTCAACGGCCTCAAAACAGCATAAGTGTAAGCGACGAAGAGCTTAGCATATTTAATGAGCCGACAGTATAAGGAAACCGCCTAATGGAAATGACATTCGCAAAAGCATCGGACATGGCGGCAGTCGCTAAGAAGCTAGAAGCGTTAGAGGCAGCCGGAACTATAAGACCGGCAGAAGCTGAAGCATTACAAAAATATCGAGACAACTACGAAGCGATAGTTAAAGAGCTTGTCGAAACAAAAGCTATGGGCCAGGGATTTAAAGCAGAAGCTGCATTTAATTTAGATGACGAGATCTACGGTGCTTATAAGGCAGCCGGTGATTTTATTAAAAACAGAGATCTGCAAAGCGCAAAAGAAGCATACGCCCATTACAGAGATTTAGTCCGACAAAAAAATGAAATGTATGAGTATGCCGCGCCGGAAGAATTTGCAAAAGGTCGAATATCCGGAGCTGGTACAATGATGGGTATCGGCTTGGGTGGCATGCAAGGTTTAAACTTAATGAAAAACGCTTCGACTATGCGGCAAATGCTTACTGGCGCCGGCACCGGCGCAGCCCTGGCATCAGCTCCTGAGTTTGGCGAAGGCGAAGGCGGTTTTATGAGCCGAATGGAAAATGTGGGATATTTAAATCCTGCTATTGGCGGAGTTGCTGGCGGAGCTGGTCCAATTGCTGGCAGAACTGCCGAGGGCATCAAGAATATTTATCAAAACATTCGTCGTGGCGCTCAAGATGGCTACCAGGGCCAAGCGCTTCGAAGGGTTGCCAAGCAAGTAAAGAACGCCGAAGACAGCGGAACAGACGTAAAAGCGTATTTAGACAGTTTAGGTCCGGAAGGTATGCTGGCTGACGTTGAGGGCGCTCCGCAAGGCTTAGCCTCCGGTATAGCAAACATCCAGGGCCAGGGATCCAACACGCTTAGAAGAAATATAATAAAAAGATCTGACGACGCAGGAGCTCGTATCGAAGCTGATTTTAATAAAAATATTGGCGAGGCGGATGCTGGATTTTTAGCCGAGATAGCAAACAAGCAAAACAAAGATACTGTTATAAGCCCTATGTATGAAAAGGCTAAAGCAAGTACACAAAAATTTGATGTTCAAGATATAAGAGACGCAATCGTAGAAACTTCCACCGAAGCATCAAGAAGAGCAAAAACGGCCTTAAATGAGCTGCTTAGTGATTTAGGTGAGGAAGGTAATTTATCAGCGAGAAAATTGCACAACGTCAGGGTCGAACTGAACGACGCAAAGGATGTAGCTTACAGAGCTGGCGAAACTGGTGTTGGAGCTAATCTAGGAGTTTTTCTAAATAAAATTGACGACAAGTTAGATGCTATCGATGGATACACAAAAGCAAGACTTAGTTGGGCCGAAGCCAGCTCCGTAGATCGTGCAATTGAAGACGGGATGAAAGCATTTTCTGGTGGCAAGGCATCGGCTATCAGCCCTGCAAGGTTAAAAGCAAAACTAGCTGAAATGAGTGACGCCGAGCGAGATGCATTTAAAGCTGGAGCTCGCGAATATATTGGCGCTTTGATGGGATCATCAAGAAACGACGCGGCGGCTGCCTGGGCAGAGTTTGGCAAAAACTGGAATGCAGAAAAGCTAGAAATGATAATAGGCAAAAAGAACGCGCAGGAAGTGACCAGGCGTTTAATGGCCGAAGCTGAATTTTCTAATACAAAACGAATAGCAATTGACGGCTCTCAAACTGCTTTTAGAACTGAAGCTAAAAAATCAGTGTCTGATTTAACTGATGATGCTACCGGCGAAGTGCCGGGCGCAATAGGCAGAGGTAAACGCGCATTATTTGACGCGCCAATTAACGCACTAATAGACGAAATTTTATACAGCAACACTAGGGGCAACCTAAACAAGCAGATCGGTCAAATTTTAACATTGCAGGGCCGTGAGCGTGACCAGGTTGTTTCCACCCTGCTCGATGAAGCAGCTCGCATGGGTGATCGAACTCTAGTGGATAAAATACTCAACACATTATTTTCAACTGCCGCCGGCACTACTGCCATCCAAAAATATACGGGTAAGGAATAGCATGGAACTAAGAGAAAAAACTTTTGATGAAATTGAAAGCATTGTTTCGAGCGCCGTTGAAGATGCGGTGGATTTCGTGGAAACGGAAATCAGCGAAATAAGAATTAAAAACGCCGAGTATATGGATGGGAAAACTTCGCTGGGTCACGAGGAAGGCCGGAGCCGCGTGGTTTCCAGCAAGGTCAGGGATACGATCCAAAGCGTAAAACCCTCAATATTGCGTGTGTTTATGAGTACCGACAAGCCGGTGGAATTCGTGCCAAAAGGACCGGACGACGTAGCCATTGCCGAGCAAGCTACAGATTTTATTCATCACGAATTCCAAAGGTTAAACGGCTATAAAATTTTAAACGATTTGATACACGACGCCCTGGTTAAGAAACAAGGAATAGCGAAGGCGTATTACAAGACTTATCCGAAAGCCAAAATTCATATGTTTACTGACCTGACGGCTGACGAGCTGACCTTGCTGGTTAACGAGCCAGGCGTCGAAGTATTAGAGCAATCGTCGGAAATGAACGAGGAAGACGACGCGCCTTATTTCAGCGTCAAAATTCAGCGAACAGAAACAAAAGGCGAGCTTTGCTTGGAGAGCGTTCCTAGTGAGGAGTTCTTCATTAGTAGAGAAGCCAAAGATATTGATAGTGCCTATGTGGTCGCCCACCGCACTGAGATGAGAGCTGGCGACGTTGTGGAGATGGGTTTTGATCCTGAGATTGTTTACGACCTGGATAGTTTTGACAGTGACACCGGCGTTCTCCAGGAAGAAAAAACCCAGCGACGCGGTTATAACAATAACAACGACGACGATGAAAATGCCTTAGATCCGGCAATGAAAAACGTGTTAATCACGGAGGCGTACATGCGCCTGGATGTTGACGGCACCGGCGTACCCGTACTGCATAAATTTGTTATGGGAGGCACGTCTTACAAGCTGATGGATTACGAGCCCTGCGAGCGCGTTCCATTAGTTAAAATTGAAGTCGATCCGGAGCCGCACAGTTTTTACGGCCATTCCCTGGCAGAAAAGTTATGCGACGACCAGGACGCGGCAACCAGCGTTTTACGCGGAATACTAGATAACGTCGCGTTGACTAACTCGCCCAGGATAGGCTTCGTCAACGGTCAGGTCGCCGTCGAGGACCTCCTTAACAATGAGATAGGAGGACTAATAAGAATGAATGCGCCTGGACAGGTGCAGGATATGTCAGTGCCTTTTGTTGCCGGTCAAACGCTAAGCGCCCTAACCTACCTGGATAAAATGGTTGAGGCTAAATCTGGTGTAAGTCAAAATATTGCGCTTAATCCTGACGCGCTCCAATCGACAACAAAAAGCGCAGTTACAGCGGCTGTTGAAGCGGCTGCCGGCCAAGTCGAAGTGATGTGCAGAAATATTGCGGAAGGCTTTAAGGATCTGTTTAAGTTATTGTTGGAGCTGACACACAAAAATTTTGATGAAGAAAAAATTATGAAGCTCAACGGAGTGTTTGTTCCTGTCGATCCAACAACATTTGATTTAAACTACGACGTCAGCATTAACGTCGGACTAGGAACAGGACGCGAGGATGAGCGCGTAGCAGCTCTCCAGCAAGCCCTACAGTTGCAGATGCAAGTCTACGCGCAGTATGGCGCACAAAACGGTTTGGTGAGCCTGACGAACATTAGGAACTCCCTGGCGGATATATTGGCCGTCAACGGCGTCAGAAACAGCGACAGATACTTCGCGCCGATAAACCAAGAAATCGAGCAACAAATGCTGGCGCAACAACAACAGCAACAACAGGCGATGGCTCAGCAACAACAGGATCCAAACGCGGCTTATCTCCAGGCTGAGCAAATGAAAGCGCAAACAAAAGCCGGCACCGACATGGCAAAGCTACAGTTAGAAGCAGCCAAGGCAACCGCCCAGGACGATCGTGAGCGCGATAAAATGGCCCAGGACTTGATGGTCAACGCAGCTAAGATTGCCGGCCAGTACGGCGCGACAGTGGACGTGGCAGCCATAAAAGCTGAGCAAGACAAAATGCGGACCGTTGCCGGTATCGCACAACAGGGAATGAATAATGGACAACAGTAATATCAAAGCTGACGACGCAAAATTTTTACAGAAAAATGCTACGTTTCAGACATTACTGAAAGAGGTTCGCGAAAACCAAAAAGAGGTTTTTGCAAACAGTGCCGCCGACGAGATCGAGCGGCGTGAGGAGGCTCATGCAATTCTGCGAGCCGTTAACCAAATGGAAGCGCACCTCGACGCCGTCGTGACGGCAGAGACGCTCCTACAATATAGAAAGAGTTAGTACCGTGGCAGAAGCGACTAATCAAATGACAGAAGTTCTGGAACAAATTTTACAAGTACCAGATACCCCTGTTGAAGAAGAAACTAAAACCGAGCAAGTAATCGAGGATACACCTCAAGAAGAGATTGAGCCGACTAACGAGCCGGAAGAAGTGGAAGTAGAAGAAGCCGACGACGACAGTGATTTGCTGGAGTTCGAGGCAGATGATGAGGATATTGAAGATAAAGGCACCGACGTTTCTTTAGAGCTTTCTGATGACACTGTGATTGAATACAAATCTGACGGTGAAATGAGAAAGAAGACCTTGGGGGAACTAAAGCGGGATAACGCTGGTCAAGATTATATCCAAAGAAAGATGCAAGAAATCGCAACCGTAGAAAAAAACTACAAAAGTGATTTTGAGCAACTTAATCAGCAACGCCAACAAATGTTGGATTTCTTTAACCAAGCGAAAGACCAAGGCTTGCAGGAGCCTGTTCCACCGTCTGCCGACCTGTTTGATAGCGACCCGATTGCTTACATGCAGGAAAAGCTTAAATACGACGAGAGCAAAAAATCCTACGACGCCAAAGTCGCTCAAGTGAACGATTTCAAGACGCAGCAAAACGCTGCTCACGAAGCTCGTTTGCAAGAGTACACAATGAACCAGGCGCAATTGCTATCGCAAAAGCTCCCTGAGATTGTGGATCCCAATAAGGGTGAAGTTATCAAAAAGGGTATTGCGGAGGCAGGAGAATATTATGGCTTTACTCCCGAAGAACTCGGATCAGTAAGGGATCATCGATACATCCTGGCTATGCATGACGCGATGCGCTACCGCCAATTGGTTCAGAAAAAAGCAAAGGCAACCTCCCAAAAAGAGAGCCTGGGCACCGTTAAAGCTGGGGCAAAGAAAAAAGCCACTGCATACAACGCCAAGCAAAAAGCGAAGGTGAAAGAGAGTATGCAAAAATCTGGCAGCGTCGATGACGTTGCAAAATTTCTCTTGTCATAAGAAAGGACAAAACGATGGCTGTAGCAGCTAACACGAATAAGACGTATGACGTCACAACCATCCGCGAAGATTTGCATTCTGCAATGCTTTCGCTGACCCCTACGGATACTATTTTTATGAGCTCAATCGGCTCACGAAATGTAGATAACACCTACTACGAATGGTCAGAAATTGATTTGGCCGCTGTCGATAATTCAAATCGTCAATTAGAGGCCGATGCGCTTGGTAACAGTGCGCCTACCAATGCTGTTCGTAAAGGAGGGTATACCCAGATAAGTGCTAAAGTGAGCGAAACTTCATCAACGGCAAACGCAGTTAACGGAGTTGCAAATAGTCAGACTATCGCGAAACAAGTGGCTTATAAATTATCCGAATTAAAAAGGGATATGGAGTCACTTTTATTGCAGAATGCCAGTGCCAACGGTGGTGCTGCCGGTACTGCAAGAGCGACGGCTGGTTTTCCTGCTTACCTAACCACAAACGTATCGCGTGGTGGTTCTGGTGCTAACGGCACAACATCAGGAACTGGTTCATCTGGCTTTGTAAACGCAGCCGCGACTGACGGGACCCTTCGGCCCATCACTGAGGCTCTTTTAAAGGGGATAATAGCTGATTGCTGGAACGAAGGCGCAACGCCAACAATGGTAATGTGTGGTTCTGCCCAGAAGCAAAAAATCTCTACCTTCACTGGTAACGCGACACGTTACAAAGAGGCAGAAGATAGCAAATTGAATGCTGCCATCGACGTGTACATTTCTGACTTTGGCGAACTTCAGATCGTGCCGAACCGGCTGATGCGGACCAGGACAGTGTCTAGTGTTGTTTATACACCAGACGTGCTTGTGATGGATCCGACATACGCGGAAGTGGTTTACTTGCAGACTGCTAAGCAAGAGCCATTAGCGAAAACCGGTCTGTCAGAGCGCCGATTAATTTCCTGCGAATACGGCCTCCAGGTAACTTCGGAAAAGGCCCACGGGATCGTAGCGGACATTAACGCATCATAAAATTTGGTGGGGCAGCAATGCCCCATCCTCTCGATTTACAAGTACCAGATATGGGAAGCTGTTATGAAAGTTGAAATTATTACCGATCGAAAACCCTGGGCGGCTGGATCTCCTGCCATGAAAGGCGACAAAATCGAAGTAAGCGAAGAAGAAGGCCAGGCACTGTTAGAGGCTGGCTTTGCGCTTGAAGTAAAAATCAAACGGGCAAGAACTGCAACTGGCAAGCTCCAGGCAGATGACCCCTCTACCCCTGACGTTAATGAGGCTTGGGAAGGCGGCAAAGCTCCGAAGAAAAAGAAAGCTAAAAAATGAGCGTACAAACAAAACTCCTCGATGAGGACGGTAAATTAATTGTTAATCGTAGCCAGGACGTTGAGCGCATTTTAGATTTTAACAAAGAGCGCAACATCGACGGTCACAACAAGCGATCAGATATGCGCCTTGTTGGTTCAATACCATATGTCGTCATCGAACAATGGATGGAAGAGTGCGGCGCTAAAATAGGTAGCCAGGAGCTGAACGAGTACATCAAAAAGAAATTAATGTCCGGCGATTATAGCAAGCTAATAGCTAACGGGTATTAGGATGGATAAGCGCACAGTCCATTCAGCTCACGCCAGGATCGACATTGTCGAGAAGGACATGGTCGAGGTCAAAACCGAGCTCCGCATACAGCTTAAGGATCTTTACGTCCGTACAAAGCGTACTGAGCAGATCCTTTGGGGCGCTGCCGGCTCGATAATCGCGTTGCTTATCGCAGTTTTGATGAAGGTCGGATAATGGAACTGCCCAAGGTAAATATAGCTGTAATAGGCGTAGTGTGTTCCAGTTTGGGGGGCATGGTCTGGTATGCCTCGGAGCAAGCAAGCATCATTGCAAACTTACAAGAAACTGTGTCTGTTTTGACGGCTGAAAATTCTGCGACTGAGCGCGTCAACTTACAGCGTGACGTTCAACAGAACACAGAAAATATTGACGAGCTGTTAGATATACTAATTGAACTAGAAGAAGAAGGTCAGGAAACTTTAGACGACGTCATGTCAGAATTTGACGATGTGTACGAAACGCAGGAAGGGTTCCTACTTCAATTCAATCAAATCATCAAACTGCAAGCTAGAATAAAAACTTTAGAAAACACAATAGAATACCTCACACGCCGCCCCATTAATTCTGATGGGATGTAGCAATGGAGCCCATGTCAATCGTCCTCGGTATAACCAGCGCGTTAAAAGCCGGTCGAAATTTGGCTAGCCTGTCAAAGGAAATCGGCAATTTTTTTGATAGCGCGGACACTGCTAAAAAGAACCATTCACGCAAAATGCAAAAGTCTTTCACAAGCGTAAATCAGGAGGCTCTTTCGACCTTCGCCGATAAGCTTGCCTATGACGAAGCTGAAGCGTCCTTAAAAAAATACATCGATGAAAGTTTAGGGCCCTCGTATTGGACCGAGCTCTTAAAAATAAGAAAAGAAATACTCGTTGAAAAACGCGAGCAGGAAGCCAGAGAGCGTCTAGCAGCCCAGGCAAGGCAAGAAATGACACTGACAGTCGTCTCAATTTTATTGCTCCTCCTGGGCGCGTTTGTGGGCGCTGGTTGGTATCTCCAACATTTGGGGTACATCGATGTTAAGGATCACCTCAAATGGTAATGCTGGCAATGCATCATCTAGCCTACGCGCTAGTGTGGTTTCATTTTATTCGCCATGACCAGCTCCAACATTATGTACTGGATTTTTACCCTAACGAAAAAACGTGTTTGGTGGAACGAGATAAAGCCAAAATTCTCGTCACATCTAATTCAATGGTCATCGAATGCATTCGGCTATTGGATGCAGATAATTGAGGTGAAACGTAACAGATGGATTGTTTATAAAAATGGACGGGTTGTCGTCCAGACTTCATGTAAAAAATTAGCAATAAGGATAGCAGAAAATGAACGAACTAGTTCCTGACAAAATGGCCTACCAAACCAATAAAAGACGCATGTCGTACATAGCATTATTTATGATGTGCGCGACGACGGCAGCGACGATCTACGACCCCACCAGAATGAATGAAGCCTCTGGGGTACTGCAAGTCCAATACCTGGCTTTAAGTGGCCTGGTGGGCGCCTACTTCGCTCTATCGAGCAAAATGTTGGGGAGTAAATCAGAATGATGCAGTTTCTTGGGCCCGTGGCTAACCTTGCCGGATCCTGGTTGCAGGGAAAAGCTGACGCAAACGCAGCAAATGCAAAGTTAAAATTAACTGAGGCGGAAGCGAAAGCGAAAATTTTATTGTCGAAAGAAACATCGACCGCTGACTGGGAACGAATTATGGCCCAGTCTACGCAGAATTCCTGGAAAGACGAGGCGGTAACAATTTTGGTCCTGGCGCCAGTTGCGCTCTGTTTTATTCCTGGCCTGGAACAGACAGTACAGAACGGCTTCGATCGTTTGTCTTCCCTGCCCTCCTGGTATCAAAATTTGGTTTTAGTTGTCTGCCTGAGTGCGATTGGTTTGCGTGGCGGTAAGCAATTTTTCGGAGGCAAAAAATAATGGAAATGTGGCAATGGATAATGCTGTTCTCAGCGGTCAGCATCAACACGATCGTCAATTGTTGGCGACTATACCTGGAGGCAAAACGATGAGCGACAGTTTACGCAAATTGCAAACAAGAGTTGGGACTGAACCCGATGGCGGCTGGGGGCCCAATACAGCTAGAAAAGTGACACAACATTTTGAGCTCAGCCCTAAACGAGCTGCTCACTTGCTGGGCCAGGTCGTACACGAAAGTGGTACGTTTCAGCATGTAGAAGAAAATTTAAATTATTCTGTTGATGCGTGTCTTAGAGTTTTTGGAAAATATTTTAAGACTGAAGAAGACGCAAAGCCCTGCGCTCGCAATCCACAAGCCCTGGCAAACAAAGTTTACGGTCATCGTATGGGAAACCAAGAAGTGGAGAACGGAGGCTGGTTATACCGAGGCAGGGGTTATCTCCAGGTTACTGGCCGCGACAACGTCCGTTCGTTTGCGAGCGATATGAGGCTGCCGGAGGTCATGGACAATCCGGATTTGATTGCGGAAGATTACGCGATGGATAGCGCCATTTGGTTTTTTAGAAAAAATAAATTGTGGACCATATGCGACGAGGGCGTAACCGATGAGGTAATAAAGAAAGTGACCCGTCGAGTTAACGGAGGCTACAACGGCCTCGATCACCGCATTAAAGAGACAAAGAAAATTTATCAGTGGTTAATATAAAAGGAGCCCTACTGGGGCTCCTTCTTTTGTAATGCTTCTTCTGCCAGTTGTTCGATATACCAGCTTTCTTCGACGTCATTATGTACCTTGGCCGTATCTCTTATCTTTTTTAATGAAGCCTCAAGAGATTTTATTCGTTCCTCAAGCACATCGATTTCAACATCCTTGTGCCGAAAATATTTTTTTAGACACAGTTGCTGTATTGTAGGCATCTACAGTTCTCCCCACTTTATCGGTTTTTCGTCACCAGTGTCAGGGCAATGAAATAAACCGTCCGCACCTTTGTCGTGTGGGTATTCTTTGCGGAGCTGCTCCAAAAATGTTTTTTCATTTTTCGCCTGGATCATTCCAAAGTAAACGCCGTATTCACTGTCAAATGTAAATTCATAATTTTTCATTTTTCCCTTATCCCAATAAATTTTTAAAATAAGTCTTTTCATTTACTCCTCTCTGGGCAATCCGTATTCTCTACAAAGGCGCCCAACGTGAGCCAGAGATATGTTCAGCATTCCTGCAATGGCATCTCGCCTGTTTCCTTTCTTTAGCAATTCATTAACGCGCTCAGCTTGCTTGCTTAGTGTTTCCAGGCTTGGCTTGGGTTCTACTTTCATGCCCCACTTTCGGCGGAGCCTCCGGTTTGCCTGTTTAGCATCTGCCTTCATCCTGGCGAGCGGATCCATCTCATTCATCGTCGGCCTCCGCTAAAATCCAATACGGTTTATTACGATAAAATTTTTCTTTGATGTAACCCTTATCGATTAGCGTCCGGACGTGTGGATAGATGCTTTGCCGGCTGGCTCGCTCCTTGCAGACCTGGATCCCGTCAACTTGACCGGTTGCCATGTCTCGGAGCGTCGGGCTCCGGTGCTCCGGATAGCGCTTATAGAATTCGCAGAAGTAATCGTAGATTTCTTTTTGTGGTTTAGACAATGGGTGTTTCAATGGTACACCTCGTATTCTGCGTCTTTTTCCGTAAAAGTCACCTCGACACGTTTTCCGCCTTTACCAACATCGATCTGTAAAAATGGTGTTTCGATCTTAGAGATCTCTAAACCGACCATAGCTTGAGCTAAACTTTCGGAGGCCATTTCTTTCATGGCTTCCCACTTGCCTATATTTGCCAGGGCGACTGTTAACTGCTCAAGGATCTCATTTATAAGTTTTTCATAAGCCTCATCGAATTCGCTGTCGTCGCCGTCGTTAAACGTAAATTTATTTAATGCCACCCTAGCCCCCTCGCTACCAACAGCCATGCAAAAGCGATGGCGAAGATACTTGCGGCAGCGAGAGTTTCTTCTAAAATAATTCTAATCTGTTTAATTAGGTTAGTCTGTTTAGTTAGGTTAGTTAGGTTAACTAGGATTTCTGATACATCAGAATATTTCGAAATAATATATATTATGCGAAAACCTCTGATATTTTCAGAAAGCCGCTTATATTTTGTTAGCATTACGCTCTCCTCAATGTGTTAAATGTACCTGATACCTTTTTAAAAACTCCAGATACGGTTTAATAGTCGTTCTTCAGCTCGTCACGTTTGACCAGGTCGTCAAAACCGTTTGTGTCAGTCATGTGGTTGTTCCCATTTATGTATTCATATTGCTCCGCTGCCGGAGCTCTGGGATCCTGGGGAGAAATCATACCGAACTGGTGGTTCATCTCTACCAAGATTTGTTGAGCCAGCATGGTCCGGTCAGAACCACGCATAGAGTTAGACTTAGTGATGGCCTCAATTCGATCGGCGTATTCCCTCAATATGTTCGCTGCCTTGCCTACATGATCAGGATGCCACATGGGGATATTGATACGTCGTTTCCACTTCATCATACCCGAGCTGATTTTATACATAGTTTTATTCAGCTTTAGCTTCCGCGATGGGTTCCCATGCCAGTTTACGTCGATCTCTCGATATTTATCTTTTCGAGCCATTGTCTTCCTCCTGTCTTTAAAATGTCTCATTATTGTTTCCTTTTCAATACCAAGTAGCTTGGCACCAAGTAACTTGGCACGTTTAATCGCTCTCCATTGTTAGTAACAATTGCATGGCGCGGCGAGACGCATTGATATGAACAAAGTCAAATTTATCAACCTTTGAATGAACGTAATCTGCGTAATCCATCCAACATTCCAAGGTGATTGGTGTTGCTTTAACGCGGCGGTAACCAGCTTCATCTTTGTCTAGTAAAATCCATTTTGCCTCAAAACATTCGTTAACCATGTCAGTCATTCCTTGCCTAGACATGCCAAGTAAGTGTTTAGTCTCTGGAACTGAAATGCATTTATTGTTGAGTGTAGCCAGGCAGCAATGCATGATAAAATTACGTCTATTGGGCGAGCTCATAGAGTATTCTCTAATTGCCTTTTTTATTTTACAACCAACATCTCTGTCTTTTTTATTAACCTTATTCATTTCTAATTCAAACATGAGTAATTTCCGTGCGTACTCGTTACGCAAAGCGGCAATTGCAATTTTTGTTTCTTCAGTCATTTTATTACTCCCTGTCTCTTTAATAAATTTTTAACCGTTTGCGGATACCAAATACCTTTGATTATCCTATTCTCTTTTCTCCGTTGTGCCGGCGTTGGCACTCCACCATCGTTGAGCTGCCTGGCAATCTCGGACATGTTCATGCCGCGATCGATGTAGCTCTTCACCAGCTCCCACACTTCCTGGTCGCGCTCCCTGGCAAGTCTTGCCTGGGCCTCGTTGCCGGCGCGGTCTGTCTCCTCCTTTTTGTCATGCAAAGTAATTTCGTTAACCTTATTGATCACCCTGCCCGTTTTTGTCCTGACGGGCTTCCCCTGCTTCAGCATCGATTTAATCTCGTCTAACGCAGCCTTAGACTTGGCGGCCAATCTTTTGCGCTGCTCGTCTGCCTGGGCGCTGAGTATGCCCACGGAGCTGACGTTGATTTGCGGCTCGTCGGTAACAACAATTTCTATTCCGTATTGATCAGCTTGATACGCGAGCCAGCCCAGCGCCCTCCAGCGCTTGTCAAACAATCCCGACAGACTGGCAACGGCAAACGTCGCCTCGTGCTTCCGGCAAAAGCGAGCGCACTTCATCAGCATGACGCGATCCTCGGCGTCGAGTTTTTCGTTGCCTGGCTTCTCAAGAAAATAATCTATCGATGCGGCGGTGCTCAGAAAATATTCCGTGATGGCCACGCGCTGTGCGGTCTGACTTTCCTTGTCTCCGCCAACTATAAAGGCCCCTACTCGCATGGTTTGTGCTCCCGTATCTCGATCTTATCGCCGCCATCGATGACGTGATCTTCCCAGATAAATTCGTAAAATTTTCCGAGGTTGTTATGAATGCAGTAATCGACTGCCTGTTTATAAGTCCCAATAAATAGCACTTTATCCGTTTTTTTATCAACTACTTTTCTGATCGACATTGGCTTCTCCCTTCATTGCAATCCAATTTGCGCCTGGTTTTATTTCATCCTGTTGGCGCTCCAATTTCATAATTTGATTGTTCACCTCCATTTTAATTTTGGTGTACATGGCCCCCTTTCCTACATTGCGTAGACCCCTACATGTTTGGGCTCCATACACCCATCTTTTCATTTCGTAGAGATCCTCAAGCGACGTCGCTTCGACAAAGGGTCGGATAAAATCGTGCAGTATCTGCAAGTGTTGCTCGCGCCGGTCGTGACCGTTTTGTCCGCTCTTGCAGCTAATGCGATGATTAATTTCGTACCAGGTTTCCCAGGTATCCCAATACCCAAAGGCAATCATTGGCGTTTTAAAAACCCACTTGCCCCCCTTGTGGATTAGTCGAGGGTCATCCCGATAAAGGTATTCTCCCTCGCTCATTGCTTCCTCCATACTGTCCAGGTGTATCTGTTCAAATCTATGAGCTGGGCAACGGCGCTCCCCTGCCCGTGCAGTTCGTCAATTGCGTCGCGCAACTTGACTGCATTGTTTGCCTTTAACCCCTCCACGCAGTCGCCTGGTTGCATCTGCCGAGCTATGGCGAGCTGCTCCTGGTTGGGCAAAGGTTTGCGCGTTATCTGAAAGTTCATGACGCCTCCTTTTCTAAATACTTGTATCCAGCAATTCCGATTGCCGCTTCCTTGCACAATGCTAAAAAGCCGTTACGTCTCAGCTCGTCGTTGCAGAACTGATGACGTAGGCATGCATAAATTTGCTTAAAGCCGGAGCCGTGAGGTTTTGCCATGCAGCTCCAGCGATCAGGATCCTGATGGTGCAAATTGCCTTGGACATAATGTGCAAGCTCATGCAGTACCTGGATTAAATTGCCGTGATCGACGTCACCCTTTTTGACAAACATACCGCCAATGGTTGGATCTCCATCGTATGAGCGATATTCGTTCCAATAGTAATGGCCCCACTTTTTGTGCTTCGGTGTGCGAAATTGTTTACGTTGGCCGGTACGCTTGCCGCTGATAACATTTTTAATCTGCCAGTATGTTGTGCAAATTGTAATAATATTTCTGCTCGCGCTACTGCAATTGCCGCGCTTGTTTGGAGCCTTAACAACTAACACGTCGTGAGCTTTTTGTTTCAGCTCGTCGGACAATGCAAAATCAGAATTGTCTAAGTGAGCCAGGGCAGATCGAATAATCTGATGAAAGAATTCTTTCTGCACTGTTAAGCTGTATTGATTGAGTAAAGTCATAACGCCTCCTGATCTAAATACTTAAATTCTACGTCGGTCACCTCGTCGTTATCCCAAGTTTCGATCTCGACCTCTCCGCCATTTTTCTGCCTGGCAATTGATATGATGTTGCCGGCACCAAACGGCTGGTGCAGTTGGATGTAACCCTCCGCCTGGTTAGTCCGCATGTACTCGAACAAATATTTTTTTGCCGGTGTCAGGCGTTGGTAAATTCTTCTGGTGTATGGGAGCCGGTCACCGCCGGCCCATTCCACCACATATAAAGGGTTGTCTCTCCAGCTCATTGCATTGCCTCTCTTTCCCGTTGGATCCTCAGACCCTTTTTAAGCATTTCTTTAGCTTCGTTTCTGTCGCCACGAATAAGTGTGTCGAGCGACCAGCTAACCCAGCTCGCTGCGTCTGGTGCTAGGAGCTCAGAGGTAAACTCTGGAACCTCCTTAATGACGGGAGCTGATGCTGTAGGAGCTGACGCCCCTACCCTGTTTTCTGACAGGTACTTGATAAGCTCCTGCTTACTGGTCGGCACTTCGACCTCAGTCCAATCTCTGGGCGCGTTGCGCTGGGCGTCTCTTTGTGTTCCAAACCACTCGCCCTTGCTACTTACATATAGTCTCATAATATCCTCCTATGCTGCTAGTTGTTGATGTTGTGCGGCCAGTGCCGCGTTGCCCCACTGCTCAGCCATTGCGGCTGCTACGCCTGGGTAAAACTTTGAGCGGATCTTCCATCGATCTGGACCAGGCGTCGCGTTGTGTACGTCTGCGCGAGCTGTTGATCCGTCGAGAGATCCTGTCTTTTCCAAAGCTGGTAAATTCTTGAGCCAAAAGCATGTGCGCTTTTTCACGTTGTCGGCTCCCTGCTCGTCGTGTGCGAATTCCCACGGCTGCACTGACTGCGTGAACGGCTGATAGTTACGGATGCGCTCCTTGGCATATTTGTGCATCACTGGGTTCTCAATTGCCAGGCACGGCACGTCCGCATTCCAGAGATCGCTGAACAGCTCGGCGCCCTGGTCGAGCTCGCTCCACATGTCGTCGAGTGAGCGACCTGGAGGCGCCTTGTGTAACCAGCGGACGCCGGAGTTACAAAGCCTGGTGCATGGCGGATGACCGATAAACACGAGATCCCAGTTGTCCATGTCGATGACGTTTCGAACGTCGTCCTGGATGTGACGGTTGGTCGGCGTGTCAGCCGGTAGCACGTCGCAGCTCCATGTGTCGAAGCCCAGGGAAGCAAATGCCTCCCTGACTATTCCGCTGGTTTCGCATCCGACTAAAACTTTTGTCTGTGTCCTGTCCATGTCTGTCCTCCGTGTCTGGTAGTTTGAAATTATGCTGATGCAGGAACACGCGGAGCTTGCGTCTCGATGCGATATAGGCTCCAAAAACTGTTAATAGCCATTTGCTTGACCTGGTCTTTTATGTCTCGTGTTTTTTGAAGATCTTCAGATGTGCTTGCTAAGTAATGCAACTCCTCAACCTGGTTGGTCCAGCGTGATACATACTCTCTTAAAGTAACTTCGATTTTTTTACCGTTCCAGTTTTCTACAGTGATTGTTGGTCTAGCCATTTGGTTGTCTCCTTGCCGTCTTGTTTCTGTCTTCTTTACATAAATAGCAACTGCTATCATATTTACAAGTACCACATATGATTTAAATGTACGATTTTTTAAATTAATTTTAGCGAGAATTATAAAAGTATGGATAATCAAAGAGTTGCGGTATTTCTGCGCGTCGAAAAAAAATACGCCGAATGGCTAAAAAAAGAGGCAAACGAGCAGAAACGCACGATTTCTTCGCAATTTGAAGTGATTTGCGAAAACAAAATGGAGCAGGATAATGTCGAGATATTACGCAGGGATTGACCCAGGTTACCGCACTGGCGGTGTTGCCCTGGTCAACGGTGATTGGAGCGAAGTGCACGACCTCCCCGTCTGGACTGATGGCGGCGTAAACACGCTGGAGCTCAGCCACATATTAAACAGTGTTCCCGTTGATTTTGTAGTTGTGGAGAAGCAGGGTGCCAGGCCGATGCAAGGGGTTTCATCCGCCTTTAAACTTGGCGTCGGATACGGGCAAATTTTGAGCACCCTAGCTCTCCTTCAATTAAAGTACGCCGAGGTGACGCCTGGCAAATGGAAAAAGGCAGCCAGTGTGCCGGCAGATAAAGACGGGGCGCGACGGATTGCGACCAGGACTTTCCCTAAACTAGCTGCCCAGCTCAGCCGCAAAAAAGATGAGCATCGTGCCGAGGCCCTGCTCATGGCTAATGCTGCCAGGCTCTTCGAATGAGCGAGGTGAGCGCCACAATAGGTTTGCTCAAGCACAAATTGGAAGCTCTTGAAGTAGATCTCCAGCGGCCTCCTGACAGGCCCACGGCAACACATCGCGTCCAAGGCTGTATCGCCCTGGTGGAAATGATTGAACGACAGATGAAAGAGGAAAAATGAAACCAGGTATTTATAAAGACATTTCAAATAAAGATTATCACGCAACTACAGCAATTAATGCATCGTTCTTAAAGTCGTGGATCCTGCATAGCCCGTTCCATGCAAAATACGGCAAAAATGACATAAGCAAGTTGGTCGCAGATCTGGGAACTGCAACACATTCAATGACTTTGCAGCCGGAGTTAAACCTGGTCGAAATGTCTACCGAGAAAACGCGTGCCACTAAAGCTTATAAGGAGCACGAGCAGCGCTGTATCGAGGAAGGTAAAGTCCTGCTCACACAAAAAGATTACGAGATGGTCCAGGGCATGTGCGACGGCGTCGAAGCCAAAGAGGGTGAGATCGTTGGCGGCTTAATGAACGATCCGCATTGCAAAAAATTGCTGACAGAAAAAGACCGCGTTTGCGAGGCATCTATCTTTGTCGAGGATCCTGGCACCGGTCAGCTCCTAAAAGCCAGGCCAGATATATACAGCGAAAAATTGGGCATGATGGGCGACGTCAAAACTTGCCAGGACGCATCGCCCAGGAAATTTGGCCGAGAGATTTTTATGCGCGGCTATCACTTACAAGCGGCTCACTATTTGTTGTGCGCCCAGGAACATGGCTTGGAAATTAAAAACTGGGGTTTTCTTGCCGTGTCAAAAACTTGGCCCTACCCTGCCCATTTCCACATGCTTGACGATTACGTTTTGGATTACTCCAAGCAGATCGTCCAGGCGGCTTACAGAGATATTAAAGAAGCTGCCGAGCACAACATCTACGAAACCAGGTGGCCAAGTTTTTCAAAACATGAACTCCCAGAATATTTAGATAATTAAAGAGGTAATTTATGCAACTAAAAGACAATCAAATTCGGTTTACTAATGTCGAGGTTTTATGGCCCCGATTAGATATGCCCTACAAACAGAACAGCGCGACCGGTAATTGGGATAAGTGCACGTCGATACTTGATGAAGATGGCAAATACGAAGTCATCATTAAATTCCAACCGGCACAAGCCGAAGAGCTGGCCGCTAAAATGAGCGCCATGTTTAAAGCAGATTTCCCTGGTAAGCATTGGCTGCAAAAAATTCGCGATCCGGAAACGGGCGGAGATAACGACGTGCCGGTCGCAAAATGGCAGGATCTATTTAAAGAGACAGACGACGGTCGATTTCAACGAAAGCTGCAAATAAGAACGTACAAAACTCCAAATACTAAACCTAAAATTTACAATCAGCATTTTGAGGAAATCGGTATTAAAGATCGTGAGCCCGAATTCGAAATGACAACGGGCAGCATGGTGCATTGCGTTGTCGATCTTAAATCTTGGACGTTTGGCGGTAAGCACGGCATTAGCACTCGACCGGAGGCGTTCCTGGTTCTCACTAGAGCTGAGCGTAAGCCGCCGCCAGATCAACAAGAAAAGGTCGATTACTTTAGCGATGTTGCTCAGCCAAAAGAAAAGTCGGAAGGCGCTCAAATTTTTGGTGACATGGAAGTGCCTACCACGTCGGAGCCAATTGCCAGGACAACTGTAGAGGCTGCGAGCCCCTTCCCTGATGCTGGGCAAAAGAAAGAGGACATTGCTGTTCATCCGTCAGTTAATGGTGGACCGGAAGACGAGATCCCATTTTAAATGCCAGATTTTCCGAAGGCATACTGGTCCGAATGGAGCGAGGCGATTATCAATCGTTACTCGCTTCGCGAGGGCCCGAAGGGGGAGCACCACGGCTGTTGTCCAAATTGTGGACACAACGATTGGCCATCGACCAGGTTCTGGATCCACGAGCGTGACGGCCTGGTAAAATTTCAATGCCGGCAATGCAACGACTTCCAGGCAATCGTCGAGATCCTGGAGCACGACGGATGTTGGCCGCTACTCGAAAAGAAAAAGCCAGAAATCAAACTGAAGCAAAGCGGCAAGGATTACTTTTCCAATGTAGTGCCTATGCCTAAACAGGAGGAGCCTCCAGTGCAGTTCGACCCGTATACGGCATATCACGAGCGCAAAGGCGTTGACCTTATAGGCGCGGTTCTGGAAGGCTCTGATGTAGTGGTGCCGTTGTTCAATACTAATAGAGAACAGGTTGGGCACCAGCGCATCAATCCGTCAGGCGACAAGCGGTTTAATCCTGGACTTAAAAAGGATGGGGGCGTGTTTGGCGTCGTCGGTAAATTAGATTTCCAGGGCAAGTGTTTTGTCAGCGAGGGCTGGGCCACTTCTGTATCGGTCCACATGGCCAGCGATCACACGCCCGTTATCTTTGCACTTGATGCCGGCAACCTGGCGACCGTATGCCAAGCACTGCAAGAAACCTGGCCGGAGATGGAGCTGGTCATAGCAGCGGATAACGATGCCAATCAAAAAGGCCAGGACGCAGCCAAGAGCACGGGGTTGCCCTGGACAGCGCCAGCCATGCCAGACACTGACTGGAACGACGTACACGCAAGCCAGGGGCTCCAGGCAGTAGCAACAGGGTTAAAGACACTAAAGCGACCGGAAAGTCTCCTGGACGAGCTGGTGTGGATCGGCGACGCGCAGCCGGTGTTGCAGTCAAACTACCTGATAAAGAATTGGATCGGCTCCAAACAAATGACAGTGGTTTACGGCCAGTCAAATACCGGCAAGTCGTTCTTTACCCTGGACATGAGCTACCACATTGCCGCTGGGCGCACCTGGCACGGACATAACGTCAAGCAAGGCGTCGTTTTATATTATGCCGCCGAAGGAGGATCCGGTTATCTCAACAGAGCTCGTGCCATCCAAGATCACTACAATGACGAGAACGTTCCTCTGGCAATACGTCCCTGCCCTGTTAACTTGCTGGATCCAGGCGCCGACCTCCCGAAGCTCCTGGCACAGATAGATATGGTTAAGGATCTCTACGGAGAGATCGCTCTTATTGTTGTAGACACGCTCTCCAGGGCGCTGGTCGGGGGTAACGAAAACGGGCCCGAAGATATGACTGCGTACATTGCTAACAGTGATGCGCTGCGTGAGCACGGCCAGTGTAGCGTTTTGTCAGTACACCACTCCGGCAAAGCCACAGATTTAGCCAGGGGGCACTCAAGTCTCCGAGCTGCGACAGACACTGAGATAGAGGTTGCCGTTGACGAGGTCAGCGGAATTCGCTTTGCCAAGACAACTAAGCAACGGGAGATCGAGGGAGGCCGTGAGTTCGCATTTGAGCTGGAGACAGTTATCCTCGGCGACGATGAGGACGGCGACAATGTGACGAGCTGCTACGTCCTGCCGGTTACTGAGGACCGTAAGCAAGAAGCAAAGGTAAAGCTGAGCCCAAGCGGAAAGAAAATGGTTGAATGCTTTACTCAATTGCAGGGCGATCAGGTGGGCAAAATAAATCCAGGCGGAACAGGATACCCAGAAGGCGGCACAAGGTGGATGATCGAGGTCGAAGATCTGCGAAAGCATTTTCTGGGCAAAACTACCGCAACAAACAAAAGCCAGGCGTTTAACAGACCGTTTGATAAGCTCGTTGAAGATGGGCAAATTGCCGTCAACGACGGGTTTTGCTGGTTGACCGCCGGAAAGTACAAATTATGAGCGGAATACCAGCCGATACCAGCAATAGTGTGATGTCTAAGTACCTGTTTGCTATGCATAAAGCATATCAAATTGGTATAATTGGTATCGGTTGGTATGCTAATTGGTATCGGCAACGCCAACTATACCACCACTACCAAATATCTTTAGATATTGGTAGGTTGGTAGGGTTGCTCGGTTTGGTATGGAAATGCTGACCGAGGAGGATCTCAAACGGCTGGAGTGGAAAGCTCCTGATTACGCTGTAATGAGCGAAACGGATTTCATTAGATTATTAAACGCAGTGACAGATCTGGTGGAGCTGGAAGCGATCGCTAATCGAAAGCGCCATCTTAACCTGTCGGATCTCAAGAGCTGGAATAATTTCCAGCGCAAGGCAATTCTCCAGCGCAAGTGGGAGCTGGAACATGGACGAGGATAAAATGCGCGTCCAGATGATGGAGTTCGAGAGACGACGGGCCAAGCTTGGATTAAGAGCTGCCTTGCCCGATGACAAGAAGCGCCGGAGAACAAGGGAACCATTGTCCAGATACGAGCTGCACATTTTAACGTTCATGCGTTCCCAGGGCGTTATGGATCTCCACACGTTAGCCGGAGCAATGGACGAAACAAAAGACGAGATGTTGGAGCAGCTCATGTCACTGATCGATCGAGACTACGTCGTCGTGGTTAGCGACCGAGGTTATGCGAAATACAAAGCACGAGGTAAAGATGAAATATAAAACAATTTTAGACCGAGCGAATAATATCCTGACGGATCGTGAAGACAGCTACGGAGACGCTCGACCATTGCACGAGACGATCGCTACCAGGTGGACGTCAATCGTCCAGGACAAATTAAAGCCTGGCGAGAAGCTGACAGCCTACGAGGTTGCCAGGATGATGGCAGAGCTCAAGGCTGCCAGGATGGATAACACCGGCTTCCATGAGGATAGCTTGCTGGATCAGATTAACTACCTGGTCATCGCCTACCGATTGCAAATGGATGACGTGTAATTTTGGCGGTCTCGGAGATCTGTTGTAATGATTAGATATTACCTCGATCAGGCTATCGTTTCCTCCCTGTCGGTAGCCGCAACCTGGCAGCGTGAGGTATACTTCTCCCATTGTTCTTTTGCTCTCACGCTGCCCTCTTTGAGCACGTCGCGACACGCGGCGACGGGGTCGCGCACACGCGCATGCGCGAGGCAAGAATTAACATAATGCTAATTATGCGAAATAGGATAAACTTATGAAAACGCCGATTAGCACAATGATAACAATAGGTTGCGCGATATTGGGCCGGATCCGAAAACCATTGGAAACCGAAAATGTCGCAAATAGAACAAAAATGACCCCCCCCTCTACGATTTTGGCCCCCCGTCCTGGACCA